GACCAGCAGGATTTTAGCGTGATAGAACCGCCGAGGAAGAGGAGGGAGATACCCTGGCAACTTAGAGCAGAGGAGAAAGAGAAGGGAGGGTATGTGTGGAGTTAGGACAGGCTTGGAAGGAGGTTTACCGATGGAAGCTGTTGTTATTATTCTATCGTTTATCGGCGCTTTATTGGGTGCGTTCTTCGGTACTTTGCTTGCCCGCACAGAGCGCAGAATACCCGTTATAACGCATGTCAAAGAGATTGTGCAGGGCGAGGGGACACAAGAAACCAGGGAGCGGCGAAAGCTTGACGAGTGGTTATATGGAGCGCCTAAAGGAGGTGGTGGTTAATGGCAGATGAACTGACGGAGATTTACCAGGACGGCGAGGATCGGAAGCTGGCGCGGCTAATCAGGAAGCGGAATCGGTCCGGGGTGAGCTACAAGCAATACAAGGGCTATTATGACGAATGGAACGAATACGACAAATTCTGGATGGGCGACCAGTGGCCGGAAGCAACAGCCAAAACAGAGAATTTCCCCCGGCCTGTTACCAACCATTTCGCCAGTATTATTGAGCAGAAGGTAGCGGGCATTACCTATGATATGCCGGAGATGTATTTTGATCCCGTAGAGGGCGACCCGGACATTGAAGAAAACGGCGTGCAGAGTGCAGACAACCAGGGGGCGGAACTGCTTAGCATGGTAGCGGAAAACCAGGCGTCTAAGCTGGAGTTTGACGAACTGTTAGACCTTGGCGTCCGTTCTGCGGCGCTTCTTGGCAATGGGATATGGTTCTACTTTTGGGACAATACCATCATAGCAGGAGGCCCAAACTCGCAGTATGTAGGCGATATTAGGGGCTATGAGGTTGACCCGGCAGACTTCTTTCCCGGCGACCCTACCAACAGGGACATGCAGACACAGCCTTGGATTATCTATGCAGAGCGTCGGCCACTATCAGAGGTTAAATCTTTCTACCGCAAGAGCGCCCCGCAAATTGTTGATTTACTGCAGGGCGAAAAGCAAGCCAGCGATACACAGATATATGATACCCAAAGCGTTGAACAGGACGAAACAGATTATGTGGACGTTATTCATTGCTGGTGGAAGGAACGGAAAGAGAACAAGACGCAAATCAGTAAGTCCATAGAAGTGCAGGAGGGCGATGTTATCTCCAAAGATACGGCTGAAGAAGAAATCGTTACCTTCGACGAGGTTCTTCATTATGCCGTAGAGTGCCAGAACTATTTGCTGCGGCATGAGGATGACATGCAGCCCAACCTTTACCCATTTGTTACGTTCCAGTGGTATCCCCGGCGTAAGAGTTTTTGGGGCAAGCCAGAGAGTGCAGACCTTATCGCCAACCAGAAAGAGGACAACCGCCTGGCCGGTATCTCGATCCTGGCGGCATACAACAACGGCATACCGGACGTAAAATACAACCCTGAATATGTGGACGAGCAAGATTTAACGCCCGGCCCTGGAGGGAGGGTTATCAAAGATACGTCACCTGGCGGTATGACGGGTGTTGCTTATATGGACGCAAGGCCACCTTCGCCGCATATCCCCAAGCTAAGGGAAAGCGTTACAGGCGGCATGAAAGAAGCGTCGGGCGTGCATGAGGCATGGAGCGGCAAAGCCCCGTCAGGTGAACTTAATGCTTCGGCTATTATGGCACTGCAGGAGGCGGCAGGGGTGAGGATGCGCGGCATACAGCGCAGGCTTGTTAAGGCGGTTAAAGAAACAGGCGAGCTGTGGCTGGCTTACTGGAAGGAGAACTATACGGAAAGCAGACTGTTCCGCAAGGTTGGACAGGGAAATAAGGTAGGCTTCGTATGGTTCAACATGACAGATTATGCAGATATGAAATTTGATGTGCGTGTAGACGCCGGGAGTGCTTCGCCGTTTAGCAAGACAATGGCGCTGGCTAACCTTGATAAACTGCTTGAAAATCAGCTTATCACCCCGGACGAATACTTAGACTTGATGCCTGCTGACATTATGCCGGAAGCTAAGCGTATTCTTTCGCAAAGGGAGCAGCAGCTTGAAGAACATTTCCCCATGATCGTGCAGAAAGCAACAGAGGCGGTTCTTCAAATTGTTACCAATGTATTGACGGGCCAGCAGGGCGGCACTCCCCCGCAGCAGCCTATGGCGGTACAGCCGCAGCAGGGGGTGATGATGCCATGATAAAAAAGACAAATGGCGGATACCTGCTGATGGATAAGGCAGGCAAAAGGATGCTTGGCAGGCATAAGACAAAGAAGCAAGCACTCTCCCAGGAGAAGGCTATTATTATGAAAAAGCGAGGTGGTGGTAAATGACAAGGCTTGTAGCTTTTACCATATCAACAGGAAAACCCGGATTATCGGAAGAAATTGATCTGCAGGACTATAAGGATTTTGCAGTAGAGATGTCCTCTTCGTGGACAGCAAGCGATCTTTCTATTGTTGCGGCAGGGGTAACAGACTTTACCGGCTCCACAGAGCAGTACAAGCCGCTGTACCACTCGACGGGAATACAAACATTGGCGGTTACCGAGGGAGGCATACACACACTTAGCACAATGGGGCTTGAAGCGGTGCGGTTCGTGCGGTTCCAGAGTACGGAAGCGCAGGATTCGGAGCGAAGTTTAAAACTTATCTGCAAATAACTGACACTTTCGGGTGTTTTTTAAATTAGGGCGTAAATTTATGGCGGCGACGCCTGCCGCCGACTAAACGGAGGTTTTACAAATGCCAGACGAAATTCTTGCGGGCGTTGAAGAACAAGCCCCTGACGCCGGGGGGCAGGAAGAAGAACAGGACATTTTTGGTCTCGGAGAGGAAGAAGCGGGCGAGGAAAATGCTTCCGACGCCGGGGAGCAAACCGTAGATGAAGATGTCCAAGATGAAGGCTTCAAGGAAAAATCAACTGAGAAAGCCTTTGCCGCCAGGTTAGCAAAAGAGCGGGAGAAGATTGCCAAAGAGACAGAGGATCGCTTACGGCAGGAATATGAAGCGAGGATGGCGCAGCAGGCACAACCGCAGCAACATATCGGGGGCGACCAGCCGCCTCCACTATCAGGGGAGCAACTTGATAGTCTCGCAGATACCCTGGGCGTTACCCGTGAGGCTGCCTGGGCTATGTATCAACAACAATGGCTGATTAACCAGCAGAGCGATGCGATCAGGAGGCAGGACGAGTATGTGCGGCGCATTGAGCAGGGAGCTTCCAAAATAGAAGCATTAAAAACTATTGAGCAACGGCGCAAGAAAAATCCTTATCTCCCGGAGCCTGACGAAAAAGTCTTAGCGGATATACGCAAGGACTATAAAATTCGGACGGGCTTTGATCTCCCGTGGGAAGATGCCTATGACAAGCTTGTGGCACGGGAAACCGAAAGCGGTGCTATCAGCCGCCGTGCTGAGCAGGAAACGATAGGCAAGATTGCAGCACGCAACAAGGCAACCATTCAGGCGGGCAAGGGCGGACAGGCGAAGAAGCCTTCTATTGACGACCTTTCTCCTGACGAGTTCAACAAACTGGTTGAGGATGCAAAGAAGGGTAAATACAAAAAAAGTTGAGGTGAAAATAAATGGCTTTAATAGAAAAAACAGTACACGTAGGGCAACAACTGGGACAGGTAGCGGCAGGCACGTTTTATATTGGCGCAAGTTCGTCTGGAACATCGGAATGGACTTATGTGGAAACAGGGTTTAGACCCCGTGCTATTGAGCTTACGAGAGTAAGCATCAATTCCAGCGGATACGGCAAAAGGCTTATCTGGCACGAGGGGATGTATGTTGTTGATGACTCCACAACCCCCGGCGTAGTAGGTTCAACCGGGAGAAACGATGATTTTCATTGCTTTGTCTTTTCGTCTGCCGGAGCGCCGTTAAAGGTTCCCTGCACTATGCCCACATCTAGTCAGGCGGCAATTGGTACAACGGGCTATCCGTCGTCCCAGCATGCGGGCGTATATGTAGACGACCGGGGCTTTTATGTCGGGTGCAGCTCGTCCGGGATTTTGGGCGAACGGCACGCATCGACCGGCAATCCCCCGCGTCCGATGATTGCTTTCAAAGTAACCGGCTAACAATCAAAAATTAATGTGAGGTGATAAGAAATGGCAGTAAACACATACAAAAAACAACCGACCCAACAAAAGACGTTTTATAACAGAACGCTTTTAGAACGGCTTGTACCTAATCTATTGTTTATGAAATACGGGCAGAAAAAGCCTATTCCTAAGAATGAAGGGGCAACGGTAGACTTCCGCAGGTTCCAGCGGCTTGAGCCTGCTACAACCCCCCTGGAAGAAGGAGTACCGCCCTCAGGCAAAAACGTAAGCATTATCAACATTACCGCAACCGTCGAAGGTTACGGCGACTTCGTGGAATACTCCGACTTTATTGACATGGTGGGGATTGACCCGTTTGTTACTGAAGTCTTGGAGGTTCAGGGCGAACAGGCTGCAGAGACACTCGACGAAATTGTGCGGAATGTTGTAGTGGCAGGAACAAATGTTTACCGGGTGAACTCTCGGGCGACAAGGGGGGCTGTGGCGGCAGGCGACAATCTGAACGGGGCTACCATGCGCCGGGTACGGCAGGTTATGGCACGTAACAATGTCAAGCAAATGGCAGGTATGGGTGCATACCTTGGTATTATCCATCCTGACGTTAGCTATGACGTTATGTCAGATTCCGGATGGATAAACGCCAACCAATACGCCGGTTCTCAAAAGCTGTTTGACGGTGAAATCGGCAAGCTTTACGGGGTGCGGTATATTGAGACAACCAAAGCGCCGATATGGGCAGGTGCAGGGGCAGGCTCAATAGATGTGTACGGGACTATAATCTTGGGGGCTAATGCTTATGGGGTTCCCGATATTGCCGGTTCCAGCAAACCCGAAACAATCGTTAAGCCTCTCGGTTCCGGCGGAACAGGTGATCCTCTTAACCAAGTAGCTACAATCGGCTGGAAAGCATACCTTGCTACCGTCAGGCTTGACGAGCTTTGTATCCTCCGCGTGGAGAGTGCCGCATCTGTCGGCGCACTTTAAGGGGGGTGTTGTAAATGGCCCAGGTTAAAAAAACAATGGTAGAAGGGTTCGCTGATGGCTCCGAACTGTTTGCCTTTTATACCGGCATAGCGCAGGACATAGCTAAAATACCTCTTTTAACTGACGCGGGAGTAGTATTCACAGCGTCAAGCGGCGGTGCAATAGCTCTTTCGTCCGGGCATACAGTAAGGCCGGCAGCAGGTGATTTGCTGATACTGACGACCGGGACTTCGACCGATCCCGGAAAGGGGGCGGCTATTGTGCTGGCGGGTTCATCTGCCAATACGTATGTCGTCCCTACCACACATTTAGGTAGCGGCATATTCTCAACGAGTGCTGTCCAAGGGTATTTGGTGCGGTTTTCCGTGCTGGGATCAGCGGTAACAACTACAACTTAAACAAAGGGGGGCCATAACCGGCCCCCTAAACTTTTAATTGGAGAGTGTTGACCATGTATAAATGTAAATATTGTGGAGCGGAATTTGAGGACAAAGGGAAAGAACTG